GAGTTGTTCGGCCTGCTCGCGGGTGAGGCTTGACGTCTTGTCGGCGGGACCGATGACGCCCGACAACATCATGCCGGAGTCGAAGATCTGGCGGTTCGAGCGCATCGCGCCCGCGGCCGTGTCGATTGCCAGGCGCGCGGATGCAATCGGTGACAACCCGCTGAACTCGTCAGCCGGGTTGTCGTATTTCAGCCAGATCACGTCCGCAGGGTCGAACGCAATCGTCCTCCCTTGATCCTCGTACAGATAGCCCTTGATGTACCTGATCGGGTCCGGCACGACCGTCATCTTGGACGGGTTCGCCCACCAGATCTCCCGTGGTGCGGATTGCGCCGAAGTGCGCCCCTCGACGCCGTTCTCCAGAACCCAGAACGCCTGCCCGTAGGTGCAAAGCGACATCTCGGTCATGCGGATCAACCGGCGGAATGTCCAATAGCCGTTGACCGAGCGCATCAGGTCGTACAACCGCCCCGATGTCACCTCGACGCGTTCGCCGTTTGTGGCACGCTTGTAGATCTTGAGGTTCAGTTTCGCCAGGTTCTTCGCCCGGATGTTGGAACAGGCGAAGACCGCAGCGTTGGTCGCCGGGTAATCGCCGTACGCGGCTGGCGCGTACCGCTCCTGATCGTGCCCGTAGGTCGTCTCGAACGTGTCGACGGTTGCCGGACCCAGACGGAACGCCTTCGCGATGCGGTCGCGCCATCTCATACCATCACCCACTCGCCACCGCCGAGCATCAGATCGGTCAGCGCCCACACCAGCGCGTCCAGTCGATCAGGGGATTTCGCAGCGTCCGCGGTGTACGTCGCCATTTGGTCCTCAAGGTCAGGGTACACACCGACGTGATGCACGCGCCCCTGTTCGTACAACGCCGCCACCGGCTCGGCCCGTGCCAGTTTACCTCGGCTGGCCCTGACACTACGATACGCGATATTGGCGTCGACCGTGCGCATGACGGTCTCGACAAGGTCGCCACCGTTGTTCGCCTCGGCGACAAGCCGGTCGGCGCCGAGGTCACGATACCGGCGCACCGCCTCCCGCGCCCACGCATCCGGTGACGCGCGCAGCGTGTAATCCCCGATCACGTACGCGTGCCCGTCCTCGCCGAGACCGCAGGCGACGATCCCCGTCATGTCCGCATCCTCGCCGGACGTGACGGCCGGGTCGACGGCAACCACGACGCGCCGGAACGTTGGCGCGTGACGCACGCGGTGATCGTCGATCATTGCCCGCGTCCACAGTGCGCCTGGTGTGTCCTCAAGGAGTTCAGCGTACAGTTCCTGACGTCCAAGTCTGGTGCCCTCGTATTGCCGTCGGATCTGCGCAAGGAACGCCTCCGGCAAATTGGACGCATTGTCGAATGTCGAACCCGTGGTGACGACGGTGCCGGGTGCGGCGATCAGGTCCCGCAGGATGCGCGTCGGCTTCGGCGTCGTCGTCACGACGGCACGCGGGTCGGTGCCGAGACGCAGTCCGAGTTGCAGCATGTCCCACGCCTCCGGGTAGCGCCACGCCGCAAGTTCGTCGCACCATGCGGCGTCGTGTTGCGGACCGCGCAACCGATCCGGCTCGTCGGCCGAGTACGTCGTCGCCATCGCGCCGTTCGGCCACTTCAGGCGACGCTTCGACGGTTCGTACTCGGGTCGGTTGCCTGGCGGTGCGACGGCAAGGATGCCCGACTCGCCCTCCACCATGACGTCACGCGCATCGGCTGCGGTCGCGCCGACGATGGCGACGCGCTGGCGTCCGTGCTGTTCGACCTGCGCGCGGACCCACTCCGCGCCGGTACGCGTCTTGCCGAAGCCTCGGCCCGCGAGCACCAGCCACGTCCGCCAATCGGTGACGGGTGGCTGCTGGTTCGGACGTCCGACGATGCGCCACTCCCGGCGCATTGCGCCAAGATCCGCGTCAGTCCGCGTCGCCTGTTGCAACACCTGGCGTTGCAGGTGGCGTGGCAACCGTGCCAGCCTCTGCAACGGCGAGAGCGTCAAGGAATCGGTCAACGTCAAGGCGGATTGGCCCTCCACCGGGTCCGCTTAGTTCGACCTCGGTCTTGTCGGTGTAGCCACGTTTGCGGCCCATCTTGCCGAGGAACCAACGCACCTGCTCGGGATGCCCATCCGCGATCAGTTTGGCGTTGGCGCGTTCGGCCACGTCAAGCACGCGCTCGCGTTCATCGTCGATGATCTGCTGGAGCGCCGGGTACCGCGCAATGTATCGCCTGACTGTTGTGGCGTAACAGCCGAGGTGCACTGCGGTGTCGCTGACGAAGCCACCATGCGCACGCAAGGCGTCCGCGATCTGCGTCATGGTGTATCGCTGTTCAGCCATCTCGCCTCACGTGGATCAATGCAAAAGTGCAACTGATCATGTCAACGGTACCACGCTGACCTCGACGCGTGGTGCGCGCTTGTCCTCGTACCGTTGCGCGTGGATTTCCGTCACCTGCTGGTCATCATGGTAGGCGGCCCCCTGGAGCGCGTCGATTGTCGCCTTCAGGATATTGTCCAAGTCGCCCCGACGCCTCGGGCGGTACACATCGAGGAACACCGCCACCGGCCCGCTGAACGGCGTGACGCCTTGCACCATCGCGATCATCCGGACCGCATGCCGGAATGCCAACGCCTCCGGCGTCAGTGCCAGATGGCCCCGCGCCCGGCGGTACATGTGATTGACGGTCGGTGGGTACGGCAACACGAGCGTGATCATGCGCGTGCCATCGCGTCCGGCATCGTGCGCCGGACGACGACGCTGGCGAGCACGGCGACTTCATCCACGCCGATCCTCGACAGGTCCGGCATCGCCTGGTGCGACACGAGCACGTCGATGTACGCGCAGGCTGCGGCCTGCTCGTCATCGGTCGGAGTGCGTGCGCACAGTTTCACGGATGCCTCCCACACGTCAATCGCCAGCGCGGTGCGGTGCACGTACGTCACAGCGCCACCTCCCACGTGGACCGCGGGCACACGAACCGGATTGTCCGCGGTACGCCGCCCGTGACGCTGTCGCCATCCTCGAACGCCCACGCGACAAGCACGAATGATCGCCAGTGGTTGGCGTTGCCGAGTTCCTCGTCCTCCGCGTCGGCCTGGCGGATGGCGTCCCACAACTCCTCGGGCGACCCGAGATCCGGACGTGGAGGGTAGATGACGCGCAGTTCTTCCAGCACGTCTTCCGTATTCACCTGCATCGTGACGCCGCATGACTGCGACCTGATCCACACGACCAATCGTGCAGGCAATCCGAACCCGTCGATCAATGGCATAGGTCGTACCCCCTTTGTGAGGCAACGGCCTCGAATGTCCGCCTCGCACGCAACAGCGCGTGGCGAACGCCACGTCCCGTCTTGCCCTGGCGCTGCGCGGACTCGACGCTGTTGAGTCCCGCCAGCATCGTCCGGACACATCGCGCCTGGTATGCCGTCATCATGCCGAGTGCCTCGTTGACCATTGACGCGACCTCGTTGCCGACCGCGCGTGCATGCGGGTCGGTGGCCGGTGACGCCTCAAAGCCGGGTTCGGCCCGCACGGCGTCACCGCCTGCGTTGAGCCTCCCGTAATCAAGGTACCCGTCCGGTGCCAAACTGACGTGACGCCGGTACGACGCACGGTTCGCAAGGTCCAGCACGGTGTTGCGCGCAATCAGGTGAACCCACGCGCGCAGCCCGTCATGACGTCCCCGTCCGGGTCGGCGCTCGGCGTCCGGCAAGTTCGCCCACACCTTCGTCCAGACCGTCTGGATCACATCCTCGGCGGACAGCGCGTCGAGCGTGCGCCCCTTCATCAGGCGCTGGACATGCCCGGTGACCTCGCCACCGAGATCGTCGTACAGCGTGTCGAACGTCGCCCGTACATCACCGCTCAGCACCGGCGGTACGCCCCGCAAGTGCACTCGCGTGATCCCGTCACCCGTCGCTCCCGTTCCGTGATCCACAGTCCGCGCAGGCGATCCGCATCGAACAACGCCCACAGTGCCAGTGCCACGAGCAACGCAAGCATGAGCAGTTCCAGTCCTACCGCCAGCCAGTATCCA